AGATCCAGTGACTGTCAAGACCATTGTCGATGAAAAATTTGTGCCAACAATTACCGTTGCTAAACAAGTATTTATTCTTGACATTACAACGGCTGCTTAAAAGGAGGAAGTGATCCATGATGTATCCAGATCAAATTGATACAACTAAGAATTACACCGAAAATGGCAAGACCTATTATATTGTTCAAGATGGTGATGAATTATGGGCAATTGCCACAGCTAACCACACCAGCGTTGGATATTTAGCAGTTATTAATCATATTCCACGTACTGCTGATGTTAAAACAGGCAAGAAGTTGGTTATTGCCATTAACGGCTAGGGGTGATTATGATGACACTTCCTTTTGATGAAGCAAACATGGTGACCTTGATGAAAGATGTTTCTAATGGGATGCTTGATAACTTGTCAGATCCCTCAATTAACCAAACAATTGAGGACGCTTATCTGGTTGTAATGCACTCTAATCTGGCTGGTGCTGATTCAGATACAATTACCCTTGCAACTAGATATAAGGCCTTATCGCTTCTCTGGATGTCATCTGATGTTGCTAGCGGAGTGTCATCAGACAAGGCTGGTCGATTAGAAACTGACTATAGTGAAAATGCTACTAATCCATGGGAAGAGGCATATCAAAACTTGCTTGCATCGCTCGGATTTGGAAAGTGGGTGATGAAGCTTGGATGAGATGTCTGATGAAAATCACATTCCAGAAATTATGGCGTCTTTGAGGGAATTAAATCATTACTTAGTTGAAGCCGGTGTATTGCTAGATGTAGGAAATAAAGGGCTTGAATTTCTTCAAATGATTGCTACGGTTAATGAATTTGGAGCTGATATAACGCCAATTCATGGAGCGTGGTTGACAATTCCGACTAAGTTGGGATTACACCATAAAGCAAGTGATTTTGGCAACAAACTATTCAAACCCAAGGGTAAGAATGTTTTAGCGATGGATAATAACAATGGCGGCTTGGATATCTATTTTATCCTTGTAAAGCATGTTCATATACCTGAAAGATCATTCCTGAGGGATGGTGTTGATGATCATATGTGGAGCATTTTTGATAGTGTTGAAGATGATTTAAATAGGATTATGAATCGTGAACTTACACCACGAGAATTGTATGAGCATATTGGTTTAAAGCTCAAAGGATATATCAAAGATAATATTGTTCTTAAAGTTAATCCAAGCAATGCCCCACTAACAATTGCAAACAAAGGAAAAGATGATCCCCTTGTTGACACTGGGACGATGCTTAGATCAATAAGTTATCGAGTGATTGATACATGAGATTTACTAAAAAGAACTTAATAAAACGTTATGGAATTCCCATAAGGATTTATCAAGGAAACCAGTTTGACGATGGAGGTATGGATGATCAGGGACAATATATTCCTACTAACACAAGTGATCAACCATATATTGATGACGTTGAACCGGTTATTCCGGCTGATAATTCCAATAGTTCAGACACATTGATAACCGATGATTCTGGTCAATCAATTAATTTTTCATTTGAATGGTATTCAAAGCACAGGGTGCAAGTTGGTACCATCATTAAGCTTAAGAATGATGACGATGAAACGAGATGGCAAAGACTGATTGTTATTGGGCCTGATCGGTACAACCAACTTGCTGATATCTGTATGTACTATCTCAAAGATAGTTCACAGGAGGCGAATAACGATGATCCGGACCTTTGACTGGGATGGTATGGTAAAGACGATCAGAGAACGCATTATGGACATTACTGGGCTGGATGGTTTGCATGTAATTGAAGAATATCAATCCGGTAAAAAACCATCTTTTCCTTTTATTGTTGTTAATCCCAAAGGAAATGTTATTCGTGATTGGTGGGCACATTCACCCAATCATGAGCCATTTGAAACATATGTATCAGTTACCGTTCATTCAAATTTAAAGATGCAGGCATTGCATATTTCAGATGACATTCAGGCCATTTTACGTGATCCGGAAGTTCACTATGAACTTAGTCAAGATGGTATCACTGTTGTGGATGTACTGGATCCATCTAGCAGAACGGTATTAATAACCGTTAGTTCAGAATATGAATATGGATTTGATTTACAGTTACGTTTGCAACGTAACTTTGATAGCGAATTACCGACTTTTGATGATTATAACAACCCCAATGGTCAGGTAAATAAATAGGAGGTATAAAAAATGGCATATGAAGTTAACAGTCCGTTAGGACCAATTCACACTAGCGTGACCGTTGCCAGGGCGGTACAAGACTTAGGCGACCAAGTGCCAATGTACGTGATTGAGGATTCAAGCGCAACAACAGCCAGTCTTAAACAATACAATAGTTTAGACGATGTTCAAAACGACTATGATGTCGACAGTTTGCTTTATAAGCATGCAAATGCGGCTTTTAACGGGATTAACCCACCACAATCAATTCTTGTACTGACCGTAGTACCAGAAGATTCTTACGTTTCACCGGTTTCAATTACTCTTGATAGTTCAATTTTAACCGGAACTTTAGGAACAACATTGAAGATTACGCCAACAGTCTTACCGGCAACAACTACTGATAAAACAGTTAGTGCAGTTTCTGGCGACACCAGCGTAGCAACGATTTCACCAAATACTGACGGTTCATTCTCAATTGCATTAAAGGCTGCCGGGCATGCAACTTTGACATTCAAGACGGGTGTTAATGATGAAATTATTACTACTGCAAGCGTAAGTGTAGCGGCTCCTAATATTCCTGTATCAGGTGTCACACTTAATAAAACGACCTTAACAGGCACGGCAGGTGGTACTGATACATTAGTAGCCAACGTGGCTCCTAATAATGCAACCAATAAGGATGTTACCTGGTCATCAAGTGATAATTCAGTATTGACCGTTGATGACGCTGGTAAGGTCACTTATCTTAAAGCCGGAACAGCTAATGTAATAGCCAAAACGGTTGATGGCAGCTTTACTGCAACCGCTACTGCTACTGTAAATGCAGAATCATAATGGAGGAATAAACAATGATTAAACTCGAATCAGAAGACGGTAAAAATTATTTAGTGTTTGACGGTGAAACTGAAGGGGTTACTTTATCTCTTAAAGTAGCTTTAGATGATGCTACTATCGTTAACACAGTAAAAACACTTGCTTCAGGTACATCTTTGGCAAAAGGATTATTTAAATTAGCAATGGACAAAGTTACCAACACAAATTTTAAGGCTCACTCAGATTCAACGACGGCTGTAAAAGATGTTCCGCAATCTGCAGTTAGTCAAAATATTGCAAAATAAACTAGAGGAGGAACTCACAAATGGCAAATACAGATAATGTCATTTCGGCACTGAAAAAATATTTTTTCTCCGGTGCAGAGTATGTCATTCCCGTTGGCTTAGGTGATGATGAAATCCAGGCTATGTCCAATTATATCGAGTCGCAGGGACAAGAAATTCTTTTAGTCGATTCAGAAGATATTTCAAAACTTGCTCCGCTTTCGTATAATGAACGGACTGCTGGATTTAGCGTTCCGGTTAGTGATGATGGTGAAAATCAAGATGTTCTATCAAGTGCGTATGTTGGACGAGTCGCCGGTTTAACGGTCGGAACCTTTGACGGTGCCAATCTAACTGGTTTAGTAGGCGTACAACCCCAAGATCAGCTTTCATTTCAGCAGAATCAATTAACACCATATGAGCAAGCTAACGTTAATACTTATTATTATGCTCAAGGTACACCGATTTTGCGTGATGGTAAGACTTTAACTGGTGATTATATTGATCAATTCTTAGGGTTGGACTGGATAGTTCGTCATTCGCTTAAAGAATTAACCGCCGTCATGACTAAGAACGATAAACTATCATTTGATGCTAACGGAATTAACGTCTTGGCAACCGCATTACAAAGTGTTTTTGCTACTGCTTATGGTCAAGGAATTATTGATAGTGATTCAAATGGTAAAACAACCGCTGTAATTACAGCATTACCGCGTGATGATATGAAAGATGTTGATATTAAGGCTCGTAAATATAAAGGCCTTAGCTGGAAGTATGAGCCAGCAGCATCTATTGACGATGGCTACATCACTGGTGTAATTGACTTATAAAAAGGAGTGTTAAAAAATGCCAGAAACATATCATCGATATGACTGTATCGACACAGCAACTTCAATTAACGGTATTCCAATTACTGAGTGGGGGCCTGGTGACTTTTTCTCCTCAACTCAAACTAATAAATGATGCCACAGCTTCTAATGATGCTTTTGGTAATCACAAGATGGCTATTCAGCATGATCAATCAGGTACGATGACCTTCACTTTGGATCCTAACACGGCTGCCTATAAACAAATTCTTGATATGGCCGGTACCTACCAATAAGTGCCGATTAGTGTTAAGAATAAAGCAGAATGGGTACATTCAGAACATGCTGTTTTACAAAAAGTTCCGAATATTTCAGACGGAACTGGTTACCCGACTCGATCAGTGATCTTTGAATGTCCTGATTATCAAGTTGAACCCGTTAGTGACGATAACTAAAAGACAAAAGGAGAAGTAAGTTATGGCTGAAGAAGCAAAGATTAATTCTAAAAGCACACCCTCAAAAGAGGACCCAATTAAGGAACCTAAATTAAATGTTAACAATAGTGGTAAATATATTGTTGGTAATTTCAAAATTTGGGACCCTAAATCCAAGGAGAACATTACTTATGTATTTAAGTTCCCTGGTTATGAAAAAGCTGTTGGCTTTATGGATTTGATTCAAAGTGGTAATCGAGCATATTGGGGAGCCCTGATGAGGGGGAATGAAGCCCTTGATCTACCACAAGTTATTCAAAACCCTACTTCACATGGTGAAACCAAAAAAATGGGATGGGCTTACTGGGATGATCACAAGAAATTGGCCACCGTGCTTGATCAATGTGATACGTTTCTTCAAGAACAACTTGACTAATCCTTTTAGATCAGGTGGAGACATTGATCGGTTTATGGAACAACACGTTGCGCCTCAGGCAGGATGGCAAAGCTATATTTACGCAGGACTAGCCGAAGGATTGCCCCGACCAATTAAATTAATGAACGCCAGTGAGCTTTCAATTTTGAATTGGGCAAATGGCAAGCGGGTAAAAGTAATGGCTGAGATGGCAGGAGGAGGGCTATAAATGGCATATGCAAGAAGTGCCAAGGTTGGCTTCCGCGTTGTTGCAGAAAATATGGATGAGCTAACTCGTGCAAATGACTTGATGGATAAGCTTAAAAGAAATTCTCGAGATACCAATGATGTGCTTTCTCATTTTGGTAGAGACATTTCGGTTAGTGGATTCCAAAAAATAAATGATAAATTTGATCAGTTATCCAGCAAGGCAAATTCTTTTTCTGATAATTGGGGAAAGTCATTTGATTCAGTTATAGATCGTTCTAAAAGCCTTGCTGACAAATCTCGTGAATATGCGGGACAAGCCAGCAAGGCTTTTTCTGATAGTGCGAAAGAAATTAAAAGTGCCTATAAAAATATTCCTAACTCGATAAATATTAAGGTTAAAACCAATTTATCCCAAACCAAAGATGACATGGACAAAACTAAGACCAAGTCAACCACTATGTCACGGGTTATGCGCGAAAATATGGATAAAGCGGCTGTCGGATCTGAAAGAATGGGTACTCGCTTTGACCAGAGTATGAGTAAGGTTAGAACCCATTCTGATAAGACAAGTTCTTCGTTTGGTAAACTTTACGATGCTGGTAGCAAGTTATCCGATATGGGAACTATGGTGGCCATGGCAATGGTTCCAGTTGCCGCAGCATTTAAAAAGTCTGCTGACGAAGCTACTAATTTACAAAATCGCTACACTACTATTCGTAACTTAATCCATACTGGCGGTGAATCTTCATCAGCAGCTAAGAATGAAACCGCAGCAACGGCCAAAGAAAATAATCAATTTGCTACTCGCTATGGTGTATCTCCCGTTGATATGGCCAAAGGCGGCGAAGAATTGATTCGTCGGGGTTACAACGGTAAGCAGGAACTGGGAGCTCATGAATACTTCCTACAGGCTGCTAGAGCGTCTGGAGACCCCTATCTGTCTGTCGTTAATAATGCAGCCCCAGCGCTTGAATCATTTGGTTATAAAAACCGTGCTGGTAATTCTGTCAAGCGAATGAAGGAATATACCAAGTTGGTTACTAACCAAATGGCGTATGGAGCTGATTTGTCGGCTACCAACTTTAGCGGAACGGGTGAGGCGTTAAAGTATGCTTCTCAGGTTGCACATAGTGCACATGAAAGTTTGGCAAGTACTGTTGCTGCAATTGGTATTATGTCTAACCGTGGACTTGATGGATCCATTGCAGGTACTGGGTTACGTAAGGTTATTAACGCATTTGCTTCGCCTAATCTTAGCAAAATGTCCCAGCAAGGGCCAATTATGGAGCAATACCATATTAAGCAAAGCGGTTTCTACAATAAAAATGGACAGCTTAAATCGTTACCTGCATTATTAGATTACATTAACTATCAAACTAGACATCTAACAACTTCTAAAAAAGACGATTTTGCCCGTAAATTTTTTGGCACAACAGGTCAACAAGCGGGCTTGGATTTAATGGAATTGGTCGGCAAGAAGGGTGACACTGGAACTAATACTCTTCGTGGATTAACTAGGCATGTTGGTAATGCTCAAAATATGTATGGCGGCAAAGGATATGACGAATATCTTGCCAAAAAGAACATGAAATCTTGGCAAAACCAGATTAAACAGTTTAAACAATTCATGAATGTTATGGGATTGGAATTTACTAAAACCGTTCTTCCTTTCTTTACAAAATCGCTTCATTCAGCTAACAAATTTTTAGACGTACTCATTAAACTTCCCAAACCAATGAAAGAAGTTATTGGCTTTGGAACGGCTACGGCTGCTATCGGTGGAAGTGCATACGTTACTAGCAAACTGTTCAGAGGTGCGGCCAACCTGATTACTGGTAAACACAGTAATAAATCAGTAAAAGGTCTAAAAAATATTGCTGGAATGGCTGGGCGATCAAACAAAATTAGCCGAGGCGGTTTAATTTCAAACGTATTAACAAGTCGCCATAATATGTTCGGTGGAATATTAGGCAAACGATTAATCAAAAAGAATGCCGGCCAAATCGGTTCACGGGTTACCAAGGGTGGCATCATGCGAGAAACCTCCACCTTTGGTAAAGTTGCTGGTGCTGGAGTAGGTATTGGAATTGCAGCGAGTTCTGGATTCGATTTATATAAAGCTATTAAGTCCAAAAATCGTAAGACTAAATTTAAAGACTTCGGAAAAAGCATTGGTACTGCAGTCGGTGGTGGCGTTGGTTTCTTCTTTGGAGGTACTGCTGGTGCTGCCGTTGGTTCAATGATTGGAAATGTAGTTGGCGGATGGGCAGGTAAGGCTGTTCATAAATTTAGCAAAACCAAAATGGGCCATCGAATTGGTGAACAATTAAAGCCAGTTTCCAAAGCGTTTGGTTCTGCTGGCAAATATATCAGTAAGTCGTGGAATTCTACTACCAAAGGTCTTAAAAAGCCTTTTGAGAGCGCTTGGCATTCAATTTTAAAGTCGTTTGATCAAATTGCACCTAAAGTTGGCAAAGCTTTTTCAATAATTATGAAATACGCTACGCCACTTAGAACACTTTGGAAAGATGTGTTTGTTACTGAACTAAGTACGTCGATTAAAGTATTCGGCCATTTACTTGGTGGTGCATTTAAAGTTGTTGGCACTATTTTTAAGGGAATTGCCGGTACTGTAAAAGGAGTAGCCAAAATAGTTGGTGGCACGTTTAGCGGTATTAATGATCTTGTACACGGCCGTTGGTCAAAGGCTTGGAAAGATGCTAAGGAAGTCTTTGGCGGGTTCTTTAACATATTTACGAGTGCATTGGGAACGATAAAAAATCTCGCAAAAGATGTTTTTGGGACTCTTGGAAAGGTTATTGGGAATGTTACTGGTGGCGTTAAAACACTTATTGGTAAATTAACTGGATCGCGTAAGTCCAGCTCGCATCATTCATCCAAAAAGTTAGGATCACATGCTCAAGGTGGCCTAATGAGGAAAAGTCATCGGGCACTTGTTGGTGAAGGTGGTCCCGAGCTTGCCTATATGGTTAATGGTCGACATGCAAGACTACTTGGCGAAAATGGTCCTGAAGTTGCACCTGTTAAATCTGGTGAGCGGATTATCAATGCTCAACAAACAAAACGAATTCTGAATGGCGGCTTGGGAGCTGGCTTGATTCTCAATGGATATGCAGATGGTAAGGGACCACAAGGGACAGCTAAGAAGATTCATTCTGAAACCAGCAAATATGCTCAACAAACTCGTAAAGAAACTATTGATGAATATGACAAACTGCAAAAGGGAACATCTAAACAGCTTAATCAGTTTAATAAATATAATTTGTCAAGCTGGAAAGATATCAATAGTAAAACCGGTAAACAGACTAACAATATTCAAAAGGGAACCATTAAAGACTATGATCAGCTCCAAAAGGGTGCTCAAACACAACTTGATCAATTTGATAAATACAATACTGGCCGTTGGAACAATATCAAGAATGATACCGGTAATCTAACTGCTAAAGTTAAAAATAATTCGATTTCTGACTATGACGACATGCAAAAGGGTGTCCAGAAGCAGATGGATCAACTTGAAAAAGGTGTTGTTGATACTGGGACTGATACGGCTACCGGCTTTGGCAAAGCACTCGGGAAAATGGGCGATTATGCCCATTCTGCCATGTCAAATACTGTTGATAAATTAAATGGCGGTATTTCAGGAATTGATAAAGTATTAAGCCAATTTGGCGGAAACAATTCTGTTATCAATAAGATCCATTATGCTAAAGGTACTAACGGTAAAATCAACCGTAACCAGTTAGCTGTCATCAATGATGCCGGTTATGGTTCGCGACAAGAAGCCATTGTTCATAATGGACACGTTATTATGCCAAAAGGTCAGAATCAAACCGTTGCTTTGCAAAAAGGTGATCAGGTTCTTAATGGTTCACAGGTCAAAGAACTTGGGTTGAACCACTTTTCCAAGGGGTCTGGTGTATCACACAGTGAGTTGCGTAAACTAGCTGAAAAAAGCTCTAAGAATCCCACAAAAGCATTTAATAATACGTTTAATGTCACGCTTAATAGTACTGGAACGGATTTGCAAAAAGGAACGACTGCACTTGGCAAAAACTCATCAGATAAGTTTGGGGCACCATGGTCGGCTGCAATGTGGTCGGTCATTGAAAATGCTATTGGATCAGATGGTGTAACCGGCTCTGGTTCTAAAGGCAAGTTTCTTCAAGAAGCTATTAAACTTGGTAAAGCCGCTCATTTACGTTATTCAGAAGCCGCCAATCTTCGACTTGGACCCAATGCCTATGACTGTTCCGGACTGGTTTATACGGCACTTAAAAAGCTAGGAATCACGTTACCCGGTTCAACAACCGGGCCTGAATTTTCAGCCACTAAACCAGTATCTTGGAAGAATGGTGAGCCTGGTGACTTGGCTTTCTATAATGGCCACGTTGGGATTGTTAGTTCAACTGCTGGTGAAGGTCGTATGTGGAATGCTGAAAATCCTACCGACGGAATAAAATATGGACCCATCAAAGATTTTGGTGGTGGGTTTAAAGGTCTAAGAACGGTGCCGGGATTATCCAGTAAATCTGGCGGCAATAAAACTAAGAAAACTGCTTCAAGTCGCTTAGAAGCACTTGCTAAGAAAGAATTAGGCAGCAAAGCATTAAGCTGGATTAAAAAGAATTTACAAGTGAGCCTTGGAAGTGCTGGTTCTCTTGCCCTTAGTGGGGACATTGCCAGTCGTGCCAAAAAGTTGGCGGCTGCCATTAAACGGGCTTACCCAGCTGCAACTAATAAAGGGATTGCTGCTGTATTAGGAAATTGGGAATTTGAGTCGGGATTAAATCCAGGTATTCAAAACAGTATCGGTGCTTCCGGACTGGGACAATGGCTGGGTGGCCGTTTCAGTTCTTTAAAATCGTATGCTAGCAGCCATGGTGAATCTTGGAAGAATGCTGGAACTCAAATTGATTTTGCCTTGAAGGGCGATTCTAGTAACAGCTCTATTCTAAAAAGAATTCTTAGGGGAACCGGATCCGTTGCATCATTAGCCAATGCCTTTTCCAGTGACTGGGAACGTGGTGGCTATAATGCTCAACACGTTAATGGTGCTCGTAAAATTGAAGCACTTCTTCACAACAATGGTGGCTGGTCAAAAAAGGGTAAACTAAATGTTTTCGGAGAAAAAGATTCAGAAGTTGCTATTAATCCCCAAAAGAAAACGGCTGATGGATTAATTGCTTCAGTTATAAATGCCCGATCAAAGCATGCTGATTCACCATTTAGCAAAGCCAATCTTCAAAAAGTCCTTGATGAGATTAATAGATTTAATCCACTAGCTTTTAATCCATTCAAAGCTAGTGAAAGGACCTCTAAAACAAGCCAGCCAGTTGTTGTTAACTTTAATGCAACTTTTAATATCAATGCTGACAGCACAACAACTGGAAACCAACTTGCTGCGGAGCTCGAGCCATCAATTAAGAACACGGTTCAGAAGATGTTTGCTGACCTTATGTCGGCTCAAGAAAGAGGTAATCTATAATGAGTACAGCTTTGGACGCGGCAAAAAATGCCTATAACTCAGCACTTGCTACTTTAAATAAGACGGAAAGCGCCTATGAACAAGCTAATACAGACTATCTTAATATGCTGGATCAAAGCACTGATGGGGACGACACAGGTAAGTATGTTTCAATTAATCAAGCCGGAAACAAAAAAGTTGGCCAGTATACTGCTAAAACAACGATTCCCTATATCGGTGCGCAATATATTTTGCCGTACAATGATGGTTATCTTGGAACGGAAAGCGGTAGTGATGGCTTATGCTTTGTAAGATTTGATGGTTCGCTTAAGCCTCTTGACTATATGACCGTTAAAAATGGTGGCCATGGTGGATCATTTGGTTTAGATGGATCGGGAAATATTTGGTCAGATACATTAGCCTCAAATGGCGGCTATCAAATATCTAAGTTTTCATACCAGGCTGGCAAAACGATTGATGCCCACAATCTGACTGCGTTAGCAACATTTCCAGATTTAATTCGAGTTAACTATGATCAATCAAGTAATATGCTTGGCTATACTCGTGGAACTAAATATTATGTATGTGATCCGGGTGATATCGATAATCCTAAGTATTCAATTGACTTAACAGCCATTGGTTATGATGTAGGCAGCCAAACCTGGCAATCCCAGTCGTTATCGTTACCGTATTTATGGTGGCATACGGGCAGTTACTCTACAGCCGATCCTGCCACTTTGGGATGCGTAAACGTTGAGACTAATACTCTTCAATTCGTGAAAACCTATGATACTTCAACTTTTAACATGTCTTATCCTCTTTCAGAGCCTGAGACAGTATTTGCTAGTGGCAGCGTTATTTATGTTGGTTTTAATAATCATGATTCAAGTACAGCTGTTACTTATCTATTTACCTTGCCTGTAGTAAACGCCAGTAAAGATTTGCAAAAATATTTAGATACTTTAAATGCTGCTAAAAGTGCGTTGGCTAAGGCAAAGTCAGCGTTTAATTCTGCTAAATCTGATTATCAAAAGTATCAATCAACCGGCAAATCTGTTGTTAAGGATACGCGTGAATATAAAAATGCGACTAAAGATGTTAAAAGCCAGGAGAAGCTTGTTGCAAGCACCAAGAAAAAAATTGCCATTGTAACTAAACAGTACGCAAAGGCAACCGGAACTAAGAAACAAGCCTTAAAAAATCAGCTTGACGTCCTTAACAAAGTGCTGAAAGAACAATCAGGCGCACTTACTAAGCTCAAAAAAAGAGCTAAAACGGCTAAAAATAAACTAGCATCAGTTAAGAAAAAACAGCTGACGGCTCAAAAAAATGCCGAACGTAAAATGCTGAAGCAGGAGATATCGGCTAATATAACGACTGAATTAGCACAATTTGGTGGAAACAAAGATGTTGTTATTCAACCTGTGAATCCTGGCAGCAAGGATAGTTACGTTATTATTTTTGCCGATGAGGAAGATATCACACCAACAGCAACCGTTAATTCTTATCCTGTAATTAAAGGGCAGCCATTAAATACCATTACAAGCTATGGAACGACTCAGATAACAATTACGGGGCATATTCAAGGTAAGCCCAATTCATTAGAATCAATAAAAAAGCGTTGGACTAAATTGCAACGTTGGTGTGAAAATATGATCGAAGTCGAGTATAGCGGTAGTGTTTCAAATACTCACTGCTTGGTTGAGACAGCTACTCAAACTCATGATAAAGATTATAATAATGTCATTCCGGTCACTGTTACACTTGATTATGTGAATTGGGCTGATTCCAATATTAAAAAGAAAAAGAAGAAAACCTCCAGCGGTAAAAAAAACAAAACAGCCGGTGCAGGCCACAAAAAGAGCTCTAAGAAGTATATCACTGTTAAAGCTGGTGATACTTATTGGAAAGTAGCTCAGAAGTACAATGTATCCGTGTCACAACTGGAGAAATGGAATGGCTGGCCGGCTACTAAGATTCCCGTTGGCAAAAAAATGCGTTATAAGTGAGGAGGAAGATTATGAGTTTGCGAGATAAGTTAATTGTCAATAAAGATAGTCTTCCTGAAGATTTTACACTTCCATCAGGGACGGATGATTTTGAATTAATCTTGTTTTATCGTCCAAGATACGATAACTTCTATTTTGACTTATACGATGCTAACGGCGAGCCACTTATTAAGGGCGAGAAACTAGTCTATGGGATGCCCTTGTGGAATATTAATGATACTAGATTACCGACCGAGACAATCATTCCGATGGATGAATCGGGTATTGAGACAGATGTCAGTTGGGACAACTTTCAAGAATCAGTATTTTTGTACTATGACGACCTTGACCCATCATTAACCGATCCAGACTATTCTGATAATTCAGATGATGAGAATGATGATTTAACTGATGAAGATGACAGTGACGATAGCTTAATTGAAGATGAACCACAAGATGATAATAACCCTTATGCATTACCAGATGGTGGCGAATCACTATGAAATTAGTAAGAGCATATCAAAGAGTTGAAGTTGATGGTAAAAGTAAAAATATGGTTCTTAAAAGCTATGGTAAAGATGGATATAATGCCATTGTTGAAGTGCAAAATCCTTTTTCTACCGCATCAGATAAAAATATTTCAACGATCACAATTCATAATTTGCCTGAATCAGATAAAAACATTGTAGAAAAGGGATGCAATGTCCGCGTATATTTTGGATGGATTTCAGAAACTGGTGAATATAATACAATTGGATTGCTAACACAGGGGACCGTGTCATCTGTTGATCCAAGTGCCTATGCTTCTGGTGATAAAACCTTCGTTTTTACTATTTCAGATGGTTCAAACTATGATTCCAAAAAAGAAGTCAAGGTTAAAACTACCAGTAAAACACGGGTTACTGCTTCTCAAAAATCTCTTGATGAAGCAATTACTAAGTATAATAGTCAGCTTAATGCCAAACGTAAGAAATGGCGTGATGATAATCCGAATGCTAATAATAAACAGGTTAGGGCATATAATAAAAAGATTTTAAATGCTAAAAATGCTTATGCAAAAGCCAAAAGAAAGTCTTATTTAAAGCAAAAGGAAATTCTTGAAAAAGATAAGAAATACAAAAAAACTACTAAATACAAACCATTAACCTTTGCCAAAAATACCAGGGGATCAACTATCATTAAAAAAATTGCTAAGGCGGCTGGCATTAAGATATATGGCATGAAGTTAGCTTATGACCACAAATTTATGAAGGGATATACAGCTAAATCAAAGCCGATGGCGGCTATTGAGTCGATTGCTTCAATATGCAAAACGCCCGTTTATCGATCACATGGCAAACTTTATATAAGAGACTACTCAAAAAACAAAAAAAGTGATTTATATATCAGCTATGATACTGGCTTACTCCAAGAACCGGAGCTGCAGGATGATTCTGATGATGGCTTGAAACACTACCAAGTGGAGTTCTTACTTCGGAGAACTATCTCTGGAGGTACCATTTATCATTTGACGAGTGAAACTATTTCGGGGTGGGTTGTTGCTGAAAGTGGTGAGCATGATACTTCAAGCGATTCAATGACGACTACATGCGATTGCGTTAGTTACAGCGATTATAAAAAAGCCAATGCTAAAAAGACTGAAGAAGCCGAAAAAGCTGATAAAAAGGCTAAAGCTAAATTGGATGCAGAAAATAAGAAGAAATTAAAAGAAAAGCAGAAAAAACGTTCAGATAAGAAAAAGAAGTAGGTGATCAAATGACAGCCAAAAAGAATTATCTACAAGATTTTATGAATGAATTAAAATCAGATAGTGCCGCGTCAATTCATGTATCTTTGCGATGCAAAATCATTAAGGATAATGGTGATCATACTTTCAATGTTCAACCGTTAGCCTTATATGATAATGGCATTAAGCGGCCACCTATCCTTTACGTACCGGCAACCTATATCCCAATTAAAGCTAAATATCATGATAATCTGGAGAGCCAAAGTGAGGGTTCTTTTTTTTATGCTGAAATTTCTCTTAATTACCAAGTTGGGGATGTCGTGGTGGTCCTTTTTGACGATCGGGATGTTACCAATTTAAAAGGATCTGCCACTTATTCTCTGCAGTCGAGCAGAACACATGACATTAATGATGGTGTCATTATTGGCAAAATATATGATGGGGAGTGATTAAATGGCTCAAGACGCTTTAATAACTGAAGATGGTGACCTTGCGGTTGACGCCAATGGCGATGTACCAATGGTTGAAGATATCGATGAACTTGCCCAATCATGCCGACTTGCTTTAAACATGTGGAAAGGGCATTGGGTATTAGACGAGGCCGAGGGTCTGGATAGAGATAGTGTTCTAACTAAAGGATTTGATAAAAACTTGGCTACAGCAGCAATCCAAGACTGTCTGCTGGAAGATCCAAGAGTTACCGATCTAGTGGAGTGTAACTTTGACTTGGATAAGAAAACCCGCATTTTAAACGTTAATTTAAAAATCGAAGCCAGCAATCAGCTCTTTAGTTTATATATGGACCTAGGTGAACTTAATTGATAGACGAAAACGGATATACCGAGTTGGAATATGATGATGCCTTAGACATGGTTCAGGGAATTATAAGACAAGTCAGAGGTGCCAGTACAAATGTATCTCCACGATCCTTCTATGGCCAGCTTTCAATGACACTTGCACAGATGCTGGTTGATAGTGATGAAAAACAAGAAGATGAATACGATTCTAGCAGCATTAATTTTGCGACCGGGGTTTCACTTGACCGTTTGGCAAGCAACTATGGCTTGATGCGCAAGCAGGCTGAACAAGCACAAGTTACCTTATCATTTATCGGAACTTCCGGATATGTAATTGTTGCAGGATCCGTATTTATGGATGACAACGGTAATGAATTTTACACGTTAGCCGATTGCCAATTGGATGTTAATGGTGTTGGAACAACTTTAGCAGTTTCGTCTGAGCTGGGAGATCAATATAATGTCGACGCTAATACGATTACCAGTCAACAGCAACCGGTAGAAGAGATTACATCGGTAACCAATAATTTGCCAGCTCAAGGTGGTCAGGATATGGAAACCGATCTTGATTTTCGGGCAAGAATCAAGCTTTCAGCAATTGCTAACGAGTCACCTACTATTAATGGCCAGTATACAGCACTGGCTAACACGAACGGTGTGACGATGTCTAAGATTGTTACCAATTTGACAATGAGCACGGATTCGGAAGGAAATCCTCCCAAAACTGTTCACATATATGTAGACGGTGGTACAGACCAAGATGTGGTTGATACTATTTTCAACAATATTGGTGGAGGCATTGCTACTTACGGAACTCAAAGTGGCAATGTAGTTGATAGTGCTGGCGTTTCTCATACCATTTATTTTGACCGTCCTACCAGTGTTCCTATTTTTGCAAAGATAACAGTTACTGTTAGTGATTCATTTGATAAATCTGAGGGTGAAGATGATATTCGACTGGCCTTAGAAGGTTATATTGAAGGATTGGAAATGGGCAGTAAGGTTGCCGTTAATCAAACCTATGCTGATTTATATGCCGTTGATGGTGTGACCTATGTAAATGTTCAGGTTGGAACGGATGCCAATTCACTTTCCAGCAATGACATTCAACTTGAAAACTATCAAATTGCGACAATTGATGACAATAATATTGAGGTGGACTATGGATAAAACGACGGTTGATGAACTGTATCAAAAGATAAGGATTTATCTTGACACTGGTTACAATTGGAACGATGGATCAGAAATGATTAATTTGGCCAACATTTTAGCGGATTTCTTTTTGCTGATAGATGGTAATACTGATGCGATCTATGATGCCAAGATTATTGATGAAGCGGTTGGCCTTGAGCTTGATAACATTGGAGATCAAATTAACCAGCCAAGATATGGGGCTACAGATGACAATTATCGGTTTATTTTAAAATCCAAAATTGTTGCCGGACATTCGTCAGGGACTATTAACGATATTATCAATACAATTTCTAATTCCCTTGGAATTAGTTCCACAGGAAATGGCATTGTTGTTAAAAATGATTATGGCTGGGATGGAACAAAAATGTCAGGTGAACCCCAGGTGATTGATGTAACGGGATTACCCACTCAACTAATATCTGGGAGCTCTTCTCTGCAGACTATGATGGATCGCCTGCAGTCTGCCACAATGGCTGGCATTGTAATTAAATCGATCAACTTTGTCAACGGAACAACGATGAATGAATATGACGGCATTGGCATTTTTAAAAGTAAGTCGCAAACGATAACTGTTTTAGGAGGCAACTAACATGGCATATGATTTAGCAAAAGTAACTGATAATGGCAATCAACTGATCGCACAAATACTAGCCAATAAATCTTCACTGAGTATTGATAAAATTGATGTTAGTGATACGCAATTATCAGCATCTACAAATATTCAAACGATGACTTCGATTAGCAATGTTGTGCAAACGATTCAAGCCAATGGATACTCTAAAAATAGCAACTCACTGATTATTTCAACTGTCCTTTCCAACGAAGGGATTACGGCAGATTATAAGGCGTGGGTATTTGGCATTTGGGGAAGTGATAGTACAAACGGAACATCTCAATTGATCGCGGTTATTACATCAACTAACAGTCCAGATACGGTACCTGCATACAGTGGTACAACTCCTGTTGAACTAACTTACAAATTTGCGATTGGTTTTTCAAATGCAAGCAACCTCAGCATTAATATGAATAGTGATTCGTTTGCTACCAACGATACGGTTGTTCATACGACTGGGGACGAAACAATTGACGGTCAAAAGAAATTTGACACAGATCCTACTGACGGTGCTGGGAATGCTTACGCCAAGACAGTTGACGTTAATCAGCAACTGGATAAAAAAGTGAACGCCACCGATACTACTAACTGGCAGAAAACGAAAATTAATACTGATTCTGGTGGGACAACACTTAATTTATCTGTTGCAAATAATGACAACCTTAGCACAACATTAGATGCACTTTCAGCAGGAATCTATACAATATATTGTCAAACAGGCGTCACAAACAATCCATCTCCTAATAGTGTACGCGGACTGTTTCATAAAACCGATTCTAATTATGGAACTGGATATTTAGTGGATTGGTTTGGCAATATGTGGTCTGTTTATCTTGATAAAAATAATGGGTCTCATGATTACATCAAATGCTCAGATGATAGTAGAGTTGTGCATACTACTGATACATCAAATTGGCAAAAGCAGGCAATGTTTAATCCTGAAAATTTCCAAATAGATTCAACTAGTTCAACTATAGATTTTGCCACATTACTAAGAAGTAATTATAATAAAGGCGGCATAATATATATACGTGAAAACGACGGACCTAGCTACGCGTCAATCATTGATGCTGTCGTCATTTGCGAAGGAAATAGTTGGTGGTATGCATATGGGGTTACTATAGACGGCTATTTTGTGCACAGAAAAATAACCGCAACTTATGATTCTGGGTGGGTTATTAATGCTGACGATTCCAAAGTTGCCCACCTATCTGGTGCTAACAATTTTGACACTGTTCCAACGGTCAACAATAATCCGTTGCTTCTCGCAAGCAGTTTACCATCTGACCTAGCACGAACGGGACAGGCTCAAACATTTACAGCTCAACAGACATACAGTATTGCGCCAGTCATAAATGACGCCTCGACAGATAAGGGGGATAATCAGGCCGCTACTATGGCCGATTTGAAAAGCGTTGAAAACTCGGCTTGGCATCAATTAGATTCATCAAAGGTTACAGGTGGGGCAATTATAAATTCACTTGTTCTTTATAAAATAGATGAACCAAATAAAAAAATATATCTATCGTTTGCTATTTTGCAAAATCAGGATTCAAGTGCATCTGCAGATCTCGTTTATCTTGATTTTTCAGGTGTTGTAAATAAAATAACAGCAGCTTCTGGACAATATTCTCCCATGATTAATAATGAAATATCGGTAATTTCATATTCATCAGATAATAAGAAAGTGGTATTAGATTCTTACGGATCATATTTTATGACTAATCTTTTAGACGGAAATGAAGATCAAAACTATAAAATGCCAACGATTAGTTATGATTTACTAATTGAATAAATTTAACTATGAACGATTTAGACATCTCTAAATGGCCTGTTAGAACGGGGGGAACAAGTATTAACTCATACTTTCAAAATCATGCTACAATAGCGTCATGGTTAATGACCTCCCCGGTTATTAGCCATATTTAAAAGATATTACCCTCAAATATATCTTTTCGGTTATTGTTTATGATTTAATTTCATATATCCCCATATATGAATGGCACCTATCTGTTGGATAGGTGCTTTTATTTTGAATCATGTTATACTAAGTGCGTTAAGAGGAAGTTTTTATCAATAAAAAATTGACGATTCAACTTGCAGGCTTTCCCTTAACTGACGTTTATTCCGTGTCCGGAATAGGCGCCATTTTGTGCCTAACTGTTTACATTAAAAATGAATTTTTTATAATACGGGTAAGGCCAATGTAACGACATATATATTGACCCGCCCCCTAGTATGAGTGCCCCTAACAGCTAACTCATATTATTATGTATTACCTTCACTAATGAAAACATCTACTCCATATGGTAGATGTTTTTTTCTTGTAATGGGTGTACAATATTTACTTGACTGAAGCACTTTGTGGATTAATTTTGAGCATTCAGTCTTGTTATTTCTCCAGAAAATATTATTACGATACTACGTAGCAGGCACCGGAAAATGTCTGCTTTTATTTTGCTGAAATTAAGAGGGAAAATATAATTGTATAAGGGCTTAAGTGGATGGCAGATTGATAGCAAATTTGTGAATTCATTTGTGTCTTAATAATCAATGAATTTTAAGCAAACCTTTGGCTATTTTTCAGAAAATGAATAACAAACTAACTCTATATTTTTAAAACTATGTTATAATCAAAATGTGGGTGATAGTTTTAGCTGACGGTTACTCACACTCCTGATATGTATATTCTCCTAGGATATACTCCAAGTTAATTATTTAGTTTCATGTATGCATTCCCCAAATGCGTATGACCTATCTTCGGATAGGTTTTTTTATAAATTTATTTAAATTAGTAGTTTAAGTAAAAGCTATAATTATAATGATTAGTGGCCGGTAGGGAATCCTTGTTTTGTGTAGACACATAGTTTGCTTTTTAAAAATGATAAAGATTAAAAAAAGATGATAAAAAATGATTCATGCTTTTTCAACTGTGCTATAATTTCAATATGGATGATGGCTTGTTGCTATTATTCGTTTTCTGATGAGTATATTCCCCCTCAAGAGTATACAGCATACCGCCTGATTAGGTAGTCGTTTTGCATTACATCTCTTCCTTGAAATGTAATTGTGCACCTATCAATAGATAGGTGTTTTATTTTTTTGAAATATGATTATAATGGTTCATAAGACTATCTCCTCAATTGTTAGTCTTATTCGACCTATGTGTATTGATTAGTATTCATCAATTATGATGAATACTTTTCTTTCGGAAAACATCTGCTTTTATTTTGCCACAATTAATGGTTTACAATTAAAATAAATGTTTTATACTTTTATGTGAGGTCAGTGTCCCGTTATGCGCTGATCTTCTCCTGCGTATAGATGATTAACCATCGCTCCTTCGGTGAATTAATCATCAATGTGAGGTTAATTGTTCTGTTAAGCATCTACTTTTTCAAGTAGATGCTTTTATTTTGCCCAGGTTTTTGGAAAGATAATATGTAATGCTACGTAACGATTGATATTGATGACTAGTTCACCATTAACTCCTCTATTGGGGTAATCAATATAGGGTTAATTAGGATAAAAAATTGCTTCATACTTCCTAATTTGTGCTATAATCACAACGTAGTTAGCAGTTTATTGGCTACTAATTACACTAGAAATGCATATTCCTCCCCGGAATATAACTTCTTAAATTATTAAGTTCCATATTCATATACCCCCATATATGAATAGCACCTATCTTTTTGGTAGGTGTTTTTATTTTATAAAATAATATACTATGAATGTAGATGGTGATCCTAAATATCGCTATCCATCTCGTGAATATTTCATTTCTTATCTTATGTACTCCATATATGAATGGCATCTATTCTATGGATGCTTTTTTTATTCAATACCATGTTGTATAATTAAGAAGCGCTAGTTTTGACTAGCAAGTAAATATTCTTTCATATACGTAAATACAATAGTTGTTAGCAGATGTCGGAAAGCATCTGTTTTTCTTTACCAAAATTAAAAGTCTGGATCTTAAATTGTTTCTTAATTTTTGAACCGTGCTATAATGTGGTTATGGTTAATAACCTCATCAGTTACTAATCATAGTTAAAAGGTATCCCTTTTGGCTTCAGGTATATTTATCTTTTTCAAGTTATTTAGTTAAATTTTGTAAATACATTTCCCCCGAAATGTATCTTGCGCACCTATCTCATAGATAGGCTTTTTATTTTGAAGAATTTTGTTTATAATATTGGTGAGCTAGTGATCACAATATACTATTCATTAGCGGTTACACTTCGTACGAAAGAAGGGCACTTATTGTTGATGAGCGCTCTTCTTTTACTAAGAGCAGAAGCTAAGCGGAGCAAACAAACGACTTATAAATTTATCTTGCTTCCACGTTTAAATATGTTACACTGATTTAGTAGACGGTTGACCCCTCATAAGTTTTCCGTCTACACCCCAAATATATTCTTCTATGAATATATTTTCTCCAGATTCATATTCATATTTCTATTCATATACCCCAATATATGAATTAGCATCTATCCCCCAGATAGATGCTTTTTATTTACAATTAATCATTGATAATTTAAATCTTAGTATAGAAATTAATGGGGTTGACAAACGTTTTCTTTCTGTTAGCATATTGTAGTGGGGTTACATTAATCAACGTTATTATGAGTACCCTCTCATAATAAAAGTATTCCCTGAACATCGTAACCCCCGAAGTGCTTACTAATTTAGTTTGGTAAGCATTTTTTAATTATTAATTTAATTAATTTGAAAATTATGTGATATAATCAATTTGCTTAGACTTTTAGTCTAAGCAACTTTCTTCGTATCTTCATATATACCCCCAAATATATATGAAACGGCATCTATCTTCTTATGATAGGTGCTTTTATTTATAATAAGTATTATAATATAATTAGAGGCGCTAATTTAATTTTGACCTTTCGCCTTTATATTTTTACTAACTTTACTTACATTTAAGAACACTTATCTAATTTTCGATAAGTGTTTTTATTTTTACCCAAAATTTAGGAGGTTTTATTATGTTTACTCATATTTTAGATATTTTTAATTCCTTGAAGGCAACCGGTGTGGTTGCTTTTTTTGTTGCCGTCATTCCGGTAGTTTACAAACTTATTAATCCGTACTTGCAAAAAAAGATTGCGACTGAAAAGAACGTTCATGCCCAACAAGCACTAGAACTGGGATTGAAATTGGCCAATGTGATTGTACCGGAATTAGCTATTTTGGCAGCTTTAAGTAAATCTGATCGAAAAAAGGAGGCTATGCGCTTTGTTAACGACCAGCTAAAAGCCAACGGCTTTGACCTTGATTATCAAGTGATTGCTGGCTTAGTTGAAAAAGCTTATCAAGCTTACAAAGCGACAGGGGCTGATAATCATTTTGCCCCAGTAACACCAGCTCCCACAGAATCTGTAACGAATACTGAATCACCTAATTTGACGAATGCTAACGTAGAAAACGTTTCTCAAACGTCGCAACCAACAGAAAAGGGTGATTTAGATGCCTAAATTGGTGGTAGATGTTTCAGGCTATCAGGCTAGTACTGAAACTTATTTTAAAAATTTAAAAGCCAATGGAATTGATAGCGCCATGGTTAAGCTGACCGAATCTACGACGTATGTTAACCCAAGTGCTGGTAACCAAATTGCTAATGCTTATCAAGTATTTGGCACCGTTGGTGCTTATCATTTTTTTCATGGAAATGGTTTGGCTGAGGCAAAGTACTTTTTAGCTTGGGTTAAAAAGTATGGGTTGGATAAATCAACGGTGCTAGCGATCGATGTGGAAGCCCAGGATTTACCGGCCAA